AGTCGAGTCAATCTGAATGACCCAGTATTCTTTGTTGGATATGCTTAAATTATCAAAAGTCCCGATCTTTACACGGTCACCCAACTGTAGTTGCGGGATGCCAGCTATATCCACAGACAAAACCATAACAACATCTTGAAACTTGTCTCTAATAAACCCAGCAATAACATCAGCCCAAGCCGCAGATGTTACAAACTTGTTAGCAATCTCTATGGACTTCAATCCATACTTTTTAATGCTAGGATGATTCTCCGCTGACTGCTGGACTACCTGCTGAGAGGCGGACTGTACGCTTACAGGAATACCAGCGACAGATGTAAAGTATTCTAAAGAGTTTATGTCGTTCTTGCCTTCTAGATAAACAAGATCGCCTATGCCAACATCATCACTAGCGCTTGTAACAAACTCAGCACCAAAAGGAGTGGCCTCCCATACATCAATGACAGCTAAAGTTGGGTCCTCAAAGTCTATTGCAGCAATGAGTGGGCGATCAACACCAATGGCGGGTGACTTTCCATACTTTATCTGAAAATACTTAGTTTCTTTGACTTTTGTGGTTAGCCCGCCAGTAAGCGCAGTGTGCTCCGCTGCTGCTGTACCAAACAATCCACGAGTCAGTCCCTCAAAAGTATTGGAGGTTTTACTATTATATTGAATAATTTCATCTCCAACCTTCAAATAGCCAGAGTCATACCAAGGATACTCCCCCTCAGTCGTCGTGACAGACATTGTGGTGTCCGAGACGCCCATGTCAACAGACAAGCCCGTCACAGTGACCGTAGAGGGGCTAGGCGGCCTCCACAAGCCCTGTAGACCCGCAGCCTCAATAGTGGGGTTGCTTACCTGGACAGTGACCTTGTTGGCCTGGAGATCAATGGGGGTGCTCCCTCCAACAACGAACGAGTCGTCAGACAATGTTTTTTGAACCGTCGAATGCTGATCAATAAAGGACTCATATAGCCTATTGTAATGATGATAGTTTAGAAAACCATCTTCATCAAAGTAAAACATACCCAAATCAGCTGTAGTTATTTCCTGCATTAAATTGAATACATCAGTGGAGTTCCCCCACAAGTAATCGTATCTTGGGAACTCAGTTACATTAATTGAATAAAAGTTATCCAAAACATCAGCGGCAGAAAGAGACTTGTTGTACAAAACAAACTTATCAAAGTTACCATCAAAATAGTAATCCGCAGAAGCCCCAGAAGAAGAATCAGTAGATTTACCGACAAGCAAATCACGACTAGCCCAAGAAGTATGACCACTACCAGAAACAGACGCTTTCAGTTCTCCATTAACATAGTACTTCAAAGAAGAACCATCGTAAGTAGCAACAGTATGCGTCCATAAAGAAGAGCCAAAGCCAGAGACATCAGAAGAAGATGCCGTCAACATCTGCGAGCCATCGTACAAATACACACCACTTGCTGAGGACGTATAGAACAGCCCCCATCCAGCAGATGCACTAGACGCATCGTCAATGTTTCCAACATACACACCGTCGCCTCCGATGGCATAATCAAACTTAGCCAGAGACTCCATAGAGTACCCGCCAGTATAGATATCAGAAGATGAAAGAGCAGCGTCAAACGAAGCGTCATAAGGAATCTTTACATGCTGGTAGTTTGAGTTCCCGTTGTTGTCGAAAGAAGTAGACCTACTACTAGCATCAGAAACCATACCAGACGATTGACTCAACGAAACAGAAGAAGAAGAATTCACATATACGCCGTGATTAAAATGATCATGACCATAACTAGACCCATAAGTATCACGGACACCAATAGAATCTGAGGCGACAGCAAGGGCAGTTGAAGACGTAGGAACAGAGGACCAAGAAGCCCCGCTGTCCGTAGAGAACTCCCAAACAAGCTTCTGAGTGCCGTACCAATGGTAGTAATCTATATCGATCTTGTACGCAGCGCCGCTACGGAGAGAACCGACATCAATTGTAAACACCCTGTCTGTATTGTACATAGAGTCTACAACATTATATTCATCAACAACGATAGAGTCATTAAACTTAACTCGAATACCGCCGTTCTTTATAGTAAATCTAAAACTAGTAGGAGACGAAGAGGCAGAGACATAATAAGTAAAGAATCTAGCATTAATAAACTCAGTATACCCACCAGATGACTGAGCGGAAGAAAACACCCCCGACGATCCATTATTTAGATCGTTAATGCTCAATGCATCCGACGCTGAACTTACGATCTCTCGGACCAGAGGAGACCCCGCCACATCAATAACGCGCACCGTATCTCTAAAAGCATTGTATTCAATATTTATATCTTCAATTGGGTTATACCTATCTTGAGATTTATTCCACCAATGCCCCCAAACCCCAGCATCAGCAACATTAGAGGAAGCAGAAATAGCAAAAGGATTGCCGTCATTAAACTCAAGACAAACAACCCCTCCTTTGTCTGTAACCTCATCAAAGAAACGCTGAACAAAGCGAGTATCCGCTTTAGGGAAATTAGTTTTCAGCGCCAAATCAGCAATAGCCCGACCAGCCAGGGTGTTCTCAACAAAAAACCCATCATCAAGAACAAGTTCACTTAAGAACTTAGTGTAATCACGAAACTGCCCTTGCACAGTCATCGCATGAGATATGTTCCAGTTGTCGATCCAAAAAGACCCGAACGAAACATACTCATAAATATCAGAAGCCTCATCAACCAGCACACCCAGGTCAACAGTTACCTTAACGTCTTTACGCATATAGGAACCAACGCCAGCAGTAGAGAACGGACTAAACCGTCCATTAGTGTTGTCAAGAGTTAGCGTACCGGAGTTTGCAGCAGTAGATCCAATAGGCAAAGAGCTATCATGAAGACTATGAACCTTGTTGATGGAGATAGACGTAACGTAAGAAGAAATATCTTCACGATATATTGGTATAATTTCATTAAACCTAGCAAAATCACTAGGATTACGAGTAGACAAAGCAGACACCCGTATGTCAGTTAGAGTCAAATAATCTTCATTATTAATTGCACTTTCATAATAATAAGACCCCTCAGCAATACTAGCAGAAGCGTCATGAACAGTCCACGAAGAACTTCCAGAAACACGATACTCTACCTTGACAGAATCAACCTGCCCATAGAACTCTGACGTATTTACACGGATATGAGAACATCGTGCAGCATCAAACTCTAGATGAACATAGGGGGCTGTAGCGAAGGACCCTGAAGCATTAGAAGTGGATCCACTCCACCATCCGAACTCGTACCTGGACGAATCATTGTCCGGCATTGCAGACCATCTTCCATCTGCCCTTATTGTTTGACCATTAACATCCAAAGCACCACAAACACCCCAAAGGTATCCTTGACGCTCCCAACCATTACCGGCCTGCTTGGGACCAAAGAAGTCACCAACCGTGCCTTTATCAGAGCTCGGATGGGGATCATTAGTTGATGCAGCAACAGAAACGACGTCGCTTCCGTCTGTGTACTCAAGGTGCCTAGAGTCAAGCCAGTCAATTACGACCCTAACTCTTGTTGATAAAACAGAACTATCTATAGCATCCTTGAAGGCCTGAGACAGAGCCGCTCCGTTAGTGTTGGTGTTTATCATAGCTCCGTAAACTCCATGCTAACATCATACAGGACACCGCCATCAAAATTGCGCCTAGACACTAGATTTTCACTATAATTGCTCACAAATACATCATAAGACAAGTAACCAGAACCATCCGGTTTCTTTACATACAGAGATATGGACTTCTTGGACGAAGCCAGCGCCTTAACGCCAGACCTGCCCTGTCTGCTATCGAAGGTGTGGGACGAAGAGTCAGGAAGCATCTTCCAAACAGAAGACATACCTATTTTAACTGAGTTCCTTGGGTAGTAGTTTCGCTCAAATCCAAAAGTAGTCTGAAGGGTCTTTCTATTACTATTCTTGACGGAGAAGGACGTTTGCCGTCCATGATCTGTGACGAGATTCCCATTAAGCATCAAAAATGGACGATCAGACCACTTAGAATAAAAAGTCAGAGATGCCGTCCCTGTGGCAGATATGCTCACATCTCCGGTTACGGTTGCCATTATACCCCCTCAAAAGAAATAGAAACATTATAATAATAACAACCATTAGATTCGTCTCTACGAATCAAAGTTTCACTATACCCGGTAACCCTAGACACAACAGACTCATAATCAAACGAATCCTGATCCGACGTATACTCTGGGAGATACTCCACAAGAACATTCTTGTCCAATGTAGCAATAGAAAACAAGAAGTCTCTCGCCCCCTGGCCGTCAACAGACATAGCGCTTGGCCCTGGGACATAGGAGAAAGACAGAGAGAAGGCTTTAGGCGAGCGAACATAGAATCTCTTGCTTTTTCCTGAGGCAAGCGTAACAGAGGACGCAACGGCCTTTATGGATGAGCTGAACGAGCGGTTGTGGGCAGTTATTTCTTCTCCGTTTACTTTAAAAAAAGACTTAACTGCTTGAGGCATAGCCCCACGAGCCTTGCCTATAGAATCAACAGCAACAACACGAGCGTTGCCATATATAAGAGAACTAGCAGACACCAAGGGCATTATACACGGCCCCTTCTGTTGTTGTCTGACATTGAACTAATCTTTCTAGATTCGATCCCACGACTACGTTCGTTCTTTGGAGCGACACTTACGTTGTATTCACTCATCATGCCTTCAAACCATTCCGGCTGACCGACAAAGTTATCAACATAGATGTTGACACCATTAGAGCCACCACCACCTTCGTAGTTCCTACTGTTGTTCATTGCCTCTAGGTTAGATAGTCCAACATTCTGAACCGCCTTGGCGCTCATTATAAATTCACCACCATGAGCAACCACAGGAACAGCAGCGGACTTAAAGCCACCCAAGTACCTACCGTACTGAGCAGAGATCTTTCCCCCATTGAAGTGTTTGTTTGGGTTTGTAAGATTCTTGTCGGCATCGGCATCCATAGCGGCGGAATTGAATGAAGAGAACCAAGACTCGCCCTGGGCTTCTTTCCATTTTTGAGCGAAGGTCAAAAGAACAGCGTCCGCTGTATTTCCTGTAGACTCCTTCCATCTACCCAACACTTTGTCTATCCCATCAATAATGGCAGAAGTCTCTTTATCGGTCATGCCAGCCACTCCAGAACCGGCGGCTTCCTCCACCTCCCCGCGAGCCTCAGCCAAGGCGGCTTGGAGCACAGGAATAGCAGCATCCATATAGTCATCCATCCAGGACTGGGCTATGATATCCCACTGAAGGGCGGACTTCCACTTTTCGTTTACCTTATCAAAAATGTCTTGGAACTTAACAACAGGATCAAAGTCAGCAAGAATATCATCCCATCCGTTAATAGCGTCCTTAATTGTTTGTCCGACCCCCTCGAGTGAAGAATCAAGAACACCAGAGTCACCAAACGCCTCTTGGAAGCC